AGCCTTTTGTTTCTCTTCGGCTTTTAGCTTTTCTTCAGCTTCTTTTTGTTCTTTATTTTTTTGTTTTTCTTCGGCTTTTAGCTTGTCTTCAGCTTCTTTTTGTTCTTTATCTTTTTGTTTTTCTTCGGCCTTTAGCTTTTCTTCAGCTTTTTGTTTAGCGAGAATTTCTTGTTTTTCTTGTGGTGTCATGTTCATGTTAACTACAATTAATGAAATGATAGATAAAATAAAAGCTATACCCGTAACCTTAAAATATTTCTTAGTGTTTGGTTTCTTTTTTAAAAGAAACACCAAGGATGTAATTAGTAAAATTAATGTGGCTATCATTGCTATTACAAATAGAAATGAGAAGAATATTTTCATCTATGTAACTCCTAACTTATAAAGTTGTATTTAAAATTCATATTAATAGGTTTTTAAATGAGCGAAATTTTCTGGAATCCCATAGATTTCAGCTACTTCTTGAATTGATAGATTAGTATCTTGATATTCAGAAATCATTTCATCAGGTAATAAGAGCTCGACTGCAAATGTATTTGCTTCAATCTCTAACCGATCTACAGAATACAGAGTTTTATTTCTTAAAAATGGAGTATTTGCTTTTGGGTGTAATAGGGCATGTCCAAGTTCATGAGCACACACAAAACGTTGAGTAGTTTCGTCGATTTGATTATTAATATGAATGAATTTAAAACGTTTGTATGTGTTGTAAAAACCAAGAGTATTCCCAAGGTCTTCAAACAACACTATAATATTTTTTCGTCTAGCAATTTCAAATGGATTTGTTGTTTCATGTTTTTCTGCGATTTTGAGTGCGTATTCTTTAATGTCCATTTCTCGCTCCGTTCAATCTTTTTTATACTTGTTTGGAGTGAATTTTTGTTTTGCTAATTGTTTTGCCATGCGCATTGAGTTTTCCAAAGAAATACGAATCATTTCTTTTGTATGTTCGTCTATTGGCTCGCCGTCAAACATTAACGCTTCATCACTGTTTTCTAATTGTTCTAGAGTTTTTTCCAAGTCACGAGCGATATCACGAGTATCTTTTTTTGTTAAATCAGGAAGTGTATTGGATACTCTCAATTCATCTTCTCGTCCTAATAAATAATCTGTTGTTACTCCTAAAACATTTGCTAAATCTTTTAGCATTTCGTTTGAGGGAGTGCTATGACCATTCTCATAGTTACTAATGGTGCCTTTAGTTGTATTTACTTTATTGGCTAATTCTTGTTGAGTGAGTTTACGTGTTTTACGTGTTTCTTTTAATCTTTGCTTCAACATTTTTAGCACCTCCCGTTAATAAAAAGTACAAATATATTGTACATTATATAGATGGAACATCAAAATTTGTACAAGAAAATTGTACAAATGCATTGACGTACAAGAATCTTATACTTATAATAAAAGTACAAATATCTTATACAAGGAGCGAGACAGTGAACAAAAATATCAAGTTAATTAGATCCAGGAAAAAAAGTAAGTTAACGCAGCAAGATCTTGCAGGTAGAATGCAAGTTACAAAATCTACAATAAGTAATTGGGAAAATGGTTATAGTAATCCAAATCTTGAAAAAGCTATAAGGTTGGCTGTTATTCTTGGGTGTGATGTAAAAGATTTAATTTGATGTATATAAGTACAAGATTCTTATACTTTTGACTGGGAAGTAGGTGAGAAAATGCCATCAACTAACATGGCAGTACCAACAGATTCGTCGCATAAACATATAAAAAGCACTTCAAGAGGTGACACCATGAGCCAACAAGAAGAATATGCAGCGACTTATGAATTTGGAAAAACGAAAGTCCATGTTGTGGCTCCTAAGCCAAAATCGCAAAAGGATATTGATAAACTCCTTCAAGCATATTACAAGGCTGGCTGGGCCATCATCAAAGAAATGCAAGTGAAAGAAAGCATTGAGGAATAGTTCCTCTCTTTTTACATGAATAATAGACAAGTTACGTATGTACTAAATTCATTATAGCCATTTGAAAACTAAAAATGGAGGCGAACAGATATGGGAACAAGCATATACTGCAATTCAGCAATAGGGGAATTATTACAGAATGCTAGAGAATGTTGTGACAATGTTCAGCTGAAAACGAAGAAAGGACTATCTAAGTACCTTGGTATTACACATGAACGCTTAACTCGTATTGAATCTGGACTTTCTAAACCAGAATTTGAGCTTGCGATGGATTGGTGTCATGCAACAGGAGCAAAGTTGAATCAACAAGCAATTAAACATATTTATGGTGTTGGGTTACCGCCTACAGATCCACGTTTAACTCAAGATGTGAATTTACAATTGATGAACTACATTAAACAGGCTGAAGAGGGGATTATAGCAGCGAAGGAAATCATGAACTTACAAGTCGCAACAAGGTCATGGAAGCTTGATGAAAAAAAGAAACATGAATACGCAGTTCATGCAAAAGAAATCTTCGATACAATCCAAGCTACTCAATGTGTAGTACAAGCTCTTGAGCAGGTTCATTTTGGCATTATGGAACAAATACAAAGAAGTTGGTTGCAAAAGGCTATGTCAGAGAACGTTATTATTCAATCGGTGGATAGCTTAATGGCTTTAACAAAAATGCTGTAAAGGAGGAAGAAAAATGACAGTAGATTATAAGAAACCAAGTTTAAGAGAATACAAGGAATTAATTCGATATGATGCAAAACTAACTGGTGAAATTAAAATAGCAGAATTACTTAATGAGGATTCAAAAACAGTTGAGTTAAAGCAAGAGAAGAAATTATTGGGGATTCGAATCAAGATTATTGAAGCATCATTTATTTTAAAACATAAGTGGGCAAAAGAAAAAGCTACCGCCTAGACAACAGTAGCTCTGAAAAATATCGTAAAGCAATTATAACATTATATAAATCATTTGGACAAGCCACTGTGCTTGTCGTTATGACCAGAAAGGGATACCCCTACAATGTTCCTTTCTGGTTGTAACGATGCGCACAGCATCAATTTAATTAGAAAGGAGATGTAATTCATGAACGATAAAAACAATTGTCTTCATGATCTAGTTCTTCCAGGAGATTTCTCATTCGCTAATAAACTTCATAACTGTATGGCTGTATGTATTCATAACATGTTTAATGCAGAATCGACCGAAGAATCAAATCACTGGGAAGAAGAGCTGGAGCGATGTATGAGGGAATTTAAAATGCTTCGTGATACAAAAGAGGAACATGAGGCATCGATGAGTTATCGTGTAGTGATTAAAGATTTAAGAGCAAGAGGAGTTAACGCTTCGTTAGTAACACGTAGAAAATAAAAAATCTATCACTTAGCAGAGTGATAGATAAATGGTTTTGCAAAAGATCTTAGGATTAATTATATCAAATTAGCATTCGTATAACAACGGGGTGTATTGCATGCTTTTAGACAAGTCATTACATAGAGTGTTGCTGAATCCTAAAGTGTTTCAACGAGCAACATCAATGCAACACCTAATTTACTTAGTAAAACAATATCTCAAAACAGGATATAAGAATTATCGCTTATTACGTGTAGAGGACGGATTTGCGATATGTAAACGGGAGGATGAATAATATGGCAGTTTATAGACCAGTACACGTTTCATTTTGGCAGGATTCATTTGTTTTAGATCTTACACCGGAGGAGAAGTATTTCTACTTATATTTGATGACAAACAGTAAGACGTCTCAATCAGGAATCTATGAGCTTCCACTTCGTATTATTGAAACCGATACAGGATATAACCGTGAAACTGTTATGAAGCTACTAGAACGTTTTGCTGAGTACGGAAAAATTAATTACAACCAAAAAACAAAAGAGTTGTTCTTAATCAACTGGTTGAAATTCAATCCGATTAAAAATGTAAACATTGAAAAGTGTGTTTTAAAAGAGATTCAATCTGTGAAGGACCAAGATTTTTTAGCTGATTTCTATGAAACGTGTTTGCAATTAGAACGTGAACAAGATTTCAAAATCCCTCGTATCAAGGAGTATTTATCAGTCCGTTTGGAGGGGCTTATAAGGGGCTTCCAAGACCCTAGCAAGGAAGAAGAAAAAGAAAAAGAAGAAGAAAAAGAACAACAACAAGAACGCGCAGGCGCGGAAGAAGTTGTTGAGGTTAATCCAATTTCTTTTTACGAGCAGAACTTCGGATTCATTACACCTTTTATCGCAGATGGTATTCACGCTTGGATAGATGATTTAAATGCAGAGCTTGTTGTGAAAGCTATGGAAATTGCTTTAGAGAAGAATACGAGAAACATGAATTACGTAAATACGATTTTACGAGATTGGCATCTTAAAGGATTGAAAACAGTAGTAGATGTTGAAGCGGCTGATAAAGCATTTCGTACTCAACGATTAGCAAAGGCACAACAACCGACGCAAGCTCCGTATCAACAAAAGGGCTTATCAGAATCTACTAAGAACGTAATACAGCAGCAACAATCATGGGAGAAAAACATTCCAACGGATGAAGAGCTTGCAGCACTTAATCAACAGAATGGGTGGATGGTTCAATGAGTAACGATATGATTCGTAACGCAGAAGCTGAACAAAGTGTTTTAGGTAGCATTATCCAAGAAGGCGATTTAATTAAAGATTGCCAGCTAAAGGCAAAACAGTTTTCTTTACCAACACACCAAGTGATTTTTAAAGCGATGAGAGAGTTAGAGGATGCTGAGGTTCCTATAGATCTTGTCGCTCTCATGGGGAAATTCGATGAAAGCTTTATGAATCAAATTGGCGGAATTGAATTCTTTGTAAACCTGACAGAAGTTGTAACCACAACAAAAAACTTCTCGTATCACGAAGGCTTAGTGATTGAAGCTTGGAAGATGCGACATGCTCAAGAGGTTGCTGGTAATTTATATAATCGTCTTCAGCATGAAAGAGATATGAGCGCTATTAGTACGTCGATTGATGAACTAAGCGCTATTGAAGAAACAGGTTATTCAGATGAATTTAATCTAAAGGAAACCCTAGTTGATCTGTATAAGAACATGCAAATTGATGTAGGAGATTTAACGGGAATAAATACTGGCTATGATGATTTGAACAGAATGACGGCTGGGCTACAAGAAGGGGACCTAATCATTGTTGGTGCACGTCCTTCAATGGGGAAAACAGCATTTGTATTAAACGTTGCATTTCATGCAGCGAGCTCTAATACAGCAACAGGGGTATTTTCGCTAGAGATGGGAGAAGAACAGTTACTTAAGCGTATGATTTCAAGTACTGGAAATATAGATGCTACGAAGTTAAAGAATCCTAAAAAGCTATGTAATTTAAAGGATTGGGAAAAAATTAGTCAGGCAATGGGAGTAATAAATGATTTGCCGTTAGAAATATACGATAAAGCCAATGTGACCATGCAAGAAATTTATGCGAAGACGAGAAAGCTAAAGCGAAGATATCCAGATAAAAAGGTATTCATAGCAATTGATTACTTACAGCTTATTGTAGGTGATCCAAAGCATAGAGGGAATCGCATGCAAGAAATCGGTGAGATTAGTCGCAAGTTAAAACTTATGGCACGGGAGTTAAATGTATGTGTAGTTGCTTTATCACAATTAAGTCGTGCTGTTGAAAGCAGACAAGATAAAAGACCGTTACTCTCAGACCTACGTGAAAATGGTCAAATTGAGCAAGATGCGGACTTGATCGCATTCTTATATCGCGAAGATTATTACGACCGTGAAACAGAAAATAAAAACATAACGGAAATTATTTTAGCGAAACAGAGAAATGGTCCAGTTGGTGTTGTTGAACTAGCATTTATTAAAGAATTTAGTAAGTTTGTAAATTTAGAGCGTAAGTTCAATCATCAACAGGAGGCTTAATCATGTTATTACGGCAGGAAGTAGAACGTAGAAAACTAGCAATCATTCGTAAACTATTGGGATTAGGATTAGCTGAAATTAACGGACAAACATTAAATCAACTAACGTTAACGCAGCTTGAAGGAATCTTAATTGCAAGTTTGCAGGTATTGGAGGGGAAAAACAATGCCAAAGCAATTAACAATTTTTGACGTGGAACCAGTTGTATCATTTGATCCTAAGAAAGCTCATATTCAACGTTTGAATTCAAAATTACGGTATGCAGATGTGGTTGTACAAATACCACGTCAAGCCAAAGCGATTGATGAATTAAAACCAACGACAGCGCCTGATGAGCGTTACGAATTATTTGAGGATTATACAATTGGGATTTGGCGTTATAAGCGAGTGGAGGATAAACAATTTGTATGGGAAGAAGCTGAAGAGATATGTAAGCGAGCAAGGGATAGCAAAGAGCCGATTCCAATACGGCTTCATTTATCTCTTGAACAATCATTTGTTCCAGAAAATGTTGTGCAATATCTATAGACAAATAAAAAAAGCTGAGATCACTCTCAACTTACTTCGACAAAGTAATTATAACATATGGGAGTGATAGTGGTGGGAATCAGAAAAGAAAATCTTGTAGAAATGACAGCTGAAATAGATTTGAAAATAAACGGAATATATGTTGTTAAAAATGGTCAAGTCCAACTAATAGAACCACCTCAAGGTGGATTTGGTGAACAATCATTTGTATATCAAAGTGGAAAAGTAATTCGTATGGAAGAACGAAAAACACAGTTACTTTAATCAAATTTGAATTTTGTACAAAAAGGAGTGGGGAATATGTATTTAAAGAAAAAAGAACGTGAAATATTGTTAGAAACTGAAACGAATTTTGCAGAGTGGTTTAAAGGTAAGGAAGAAGCAATCAAAAATAACGACGAAGATTATTATGGTGCAGATGAACTAGACGTGTGTATAGAGTTATTTCGCGATTATCTTGTTGCAAGAGGGTTATTAGAAAAAAAGGGATTTTTAACAAAAGCGTTATTTAATAGAATTTTGTTAAAAAGCGATTATCATTAAATCGTTCCATGATTAATGATAATCGCTTATGTATTGAAAAGCTATTCAGTTATTTGAAATATAGTTTCATCAGGTCTGGAGAATCCATACAATTTCCTGGCGAACTTTAAAATACCTTCTTCACTCTCTGTTAAAGTTTTAATATCGTTTTCAAAATAACGTCCTGTAATTTCTAATTCAGATAATCTTTTCTTTTCTTTATTAAGTGTAATTTGTTTTTCTTGAATCATTTGTTCTTGCTTATAAATGGAAATTTGAATGGAAATAACCATAGGTAGCATAAAAGCAAGCGCTAATAAAAGACGACGTCTTAGCTTTTTATTCGTTTGTAGGTTCTTGTTAGGATTAATTTGTTTTTTGGAGATTGATTGTTGTGATGGTAAATTTGGGACACTCCCCATTTTAATGCCTCCATTACTTATGTATAGAATTTAAATTGCTTAAAAGTATTATATATGCTAAATAGATAATTTTGAACCTATTTAGGCAAAGATAGGTTTTATGAAATTTAAATAAAATCCTTATTTTTTATTAAAAACTGCCCTTGTATTCTGGGGTCACAAGGGCAGAAGATATATGGGTTTGCAAAGGGAAATTTGCAAATTCTTATAAATTCTAACACACGTATTTAACCATAGGGGTTACAAAAGTGTAACAAAATCGTTATTTAAATAAAAGAAACCCCGATTGTCTGCGGGGTTCCTAAGGGTAATCGTCAAGTAATGACGTACTCGACTAATTAACGATATCATGAATTTTTTGGTAAAAATACTGGTAAATGTGTCCAAAAGGATAGGGCATCATTTTGAACCAAAACGCTATTTTAATCTCAAACAAAAGAGCAGCTAGCAAAAGCTAACTGCTCTCCAGAAAAGCATTAAGAAGGAAGTTCAGAACTCAAGTGCATTTATAGTATGAACGAAATTTGGGGATTTATTCAAGGAGGAATTGATATGGGTGATGAATTTGAAGCGTTATTTACCAAGGTGGCCCAAGTACAAGGTGATCAAGAATTAACATGTAGCTGTACAGAGTGTTATTGGAATATGTATTTTCCTAATCGTTCTAGTTCAAAGGAATGCGTATCGGAAAGCTTAGCTGACTTCAAAATGATGCCTAATTCAACTAAATGTAAAGGGTATTGGGATTATACAGAAGCGTGTGGCCATCCAAAACGATAAAAGAGCAGTTAACAAAAGCTAACTGCTCACCCAAGGATAGGGATAACCATGTGTCTACAGTATTGACGGAATATTTAGTTTTATTCAGGGGAGGAAAAGAAATGAAAGAAAACATCGGTAAATTAACTGAAATAAGCGCTTATATGGTTTTTCTTGTAGCAACAATGGATGATCAGTTTGAAGTGGAGTTAAACGTTTCGTGTGGTGAAGATATAGAGTATTACATGGGATTGTATTTAAAGGAAAATTGGAAAGAGCTATTTGAAGAAACCAAGTATGTGTGTGACGCTTCTTTTGAAGGTATTCAGATGGTCGCTAAGGATAAAGAAAATAAACATTCTTGTTATATCGAAGCGATGAATACACGTAGACGAGCAAGTATTGGTATTGACAGAGAAGCGCTAAACGATAACAACTTAGACAAGCTTGATAGAATCAAAGAAATAATTAATTCTTAACAAAATAATCCTTTTGTGGGGAAAAGGAATTTATAAAATAGGTACAATTCACGTTTAGATTATTTTTGAATGTAATAAGGTATCAAAAGGAGTAAAACGCTCCAAAATGGAAATGAGAGACGTTTGCATGAAAGGGATGAGAGGAATGGCAAATGCAAAGAAAAAGAAAATAAGAAAAGCTATCGTTCTTCGTGCGATATCCGTTGATAAATACCAAGTTAACAAAGCTTGGAGAAACATCTTTGTGCAGGCTGGTATTATCAAATAAATGAAAACAGAATACATTCCGGCTAGAAAACTAGAGGATACCAATTTTTAGAGCAGCAATAGAGCTGTTTTAAGAAATGGTGTCCTTTTTATTTTGAAAAGGGAGATGGAGAAATGAAGGTGCTAAGGGATCAATTGCGTGAGTGGAATAAGCAATCAAAACAAGCGAAGAAGAAAAACAAGAAAAAACAAAAAGAGAAATTAAGCACTCGTGGCATTGAAGATTTAATGGGTATTCGCGGACCACGTTATGAACGTAGACGTGGAGCTTTAAGACAAAAGTAATTAAAAAATAAAAAGGGGTGGTCTTACATGACTAAACAATTATCTTTCTTACCAAAAATCGATAGAACGGCAACACAAGAGGAATTAGAAGGCGTGTTGGAAAGTGTACGTATACATAGACAATTTGGGATGATGCGTAAAGAAATGAAAGTCACTCCTTCTTATGAAATGCGCGAGCACGGTCCTACACATGCAGTTGGTAAGCCATTAGAAGATGTTGCCATAGCGAATATTCAACAAAGTAAACGTGAAGAATGGCTCGAAAGAATGTCATTACGTATTGATCAATTTCTAAATCGATTAGGAAACGGACGTGCAGGAAGTATCCAAAGGGATATTATTTGTAAACGTTATTTAGAAGAAGAGGATGTATGTGATTACATGGTTTATAACGAAATCGGAATGTCAGAGCGTACTTATCGCCGTTGGAAGTCTAAAGCGTTTTATAAACTAGCTTTTGCACTTGGATTAGAAGTTTACGAGACAGAAGAGACTGGAGGTAATGAATAATGAATTTTGTTCAACCAATACGTAATCCAGAGCAAATACAACAGATAAAAGAATATTTGAAAGAAAAGAGTGACCGTAATTATATCTTATTCGTGATGGGAATTAATACAGGGTTACGTATAAGTGATATTTTAAAACTAAAGGTTGGAGATTTAAAAAGCAGCCACATCTCAATGCGTGAAATGAAGACAGGTAAGCAGAAGCGTATACAGATTACAACAGCACTAAAGAGAGAACTTAAATGGTTCAATGAAAATAGAGAAGATGATGAGTACCTATTAAAAAGTAGACAAGGGAAGAATCGTCCGATTGGTCGCAGTATGGCATATAAGATATTAAGTGGAGCTGCAGCAGAGTTTGGATTAGATGAGATAGGGACGCATACTTTGAGAAAGACGTATGGGTATCACATGTACATGCAAACCAAAAACATAGCATTACTTATGGAGATATTCAATCACTCGTCAGAGAAGGTCACGTTACGTTATATAGGTGTAAATCAAGATGCAATGGATAAAGCAATGACTAGGTTTAAAATCTAATCACTGCTTATTTCTTTTTAAATCTAGGGTATTGCAGTATTTTGGAAAAACTCATGCTAAGAGTATGCAAGATTTTATACAGTTCTAGTAACAAACAAGAATCCAAAAACCGTGCTAGGATAGGAATGTATAAAAAAGTGCATAGATCCATAGAACAAAAAAAGAAGGTTCCTTGGTGAGAGTACGGTTTCCTCCCTTTTCCTTGCTACCGATAATGAGACGTTATGTTAACCAAACGTGTATAGAGTATACAGTCAAAAAAGTACAATACATCGCTTCTTCCAAATGATACAATTAGGGGAAAAGGGGGAGAGAATATGTATGATTACAAATTTGTGAAAGTCGAAATTGATGGATGGAAAGGGCAACCCAAAGAAGATTATAAGCGTATTATTATCGAACATGCTGAGGATGGTTGGGAATTTGTTCAAGTCCTTACTCTAACAATCTCAGGATACACGAATTCTTTGGAGATTATCTTCAAACGAACCAAAGAACTTCTTTAAAAAATGAAAGAGGTTTGCCTTAAATAACATACAAAAAGAACTGAAATATTTGGGGATCTAATTGTTCTCGATTTAACTTATAAGACAAATAAGCTAATATTAATCAACTTCCAATAACGTTATATTATGTGAACACTAAAGTCCTCCAGTTAAACAATCTGGAGGACTTTTAATAGTCTTCTAAATACGTTGAATCCCGATAATGAGACGTTATGTCAACCGAACATGAATACAATATGCATTATTCCTTATTCAACTAATCGCAGATAACTCTATTCTTGGGTGCAATATCAGGAAATTACTTACAACAAAAAAGGTGGAATAATATAGAAAACATTAAAGCTATATTCGCAAAATAAGTTATACTAATAATAATCAAATTAAAACATAAGGAGAAATGTAACATGATGAAAAAAGCTTTAATATTAACTTCTGCACTAACACTATCTATAATTGCTGGTTGTAGCAATCAAGACGAAGGAACGAAAAATGGTTCTAATTCTGCAAATAAAGAAGCAACTACAGAAAATACAAATGAAAAAAAAGAGACGAATAATAAAGTTTATTTCAAAGATAATGAAGCAAAATTAAATGACTTAAAAATTAAAATTACAGAAACTAAAGTTATTCAAGTTGGTGAAAAAGGAAATGAATATGGTAAAAAACCTGTATTTGCGATTTGGTATGAAACAACTAATTTAAGTGATAAAGAAATTAACCCTACTACTGGATGGATGGCAGTATTTAAAGCAGTACAAGACAATAATCCTAATGCAGTCAATACTCTTGAAGTTGGTGGACTTCCAGATGACCAATTTCTCGATTCTCAATTAGAAACAATTAAAAAAGATGGTACAGTTAAAAATGCAATAGCTTATGAATTAGATGATTTAGAAACACCTGTAAAATTAATTGCTACACAAGGCATTGGTGGCGATAAATTAAGTGAACAAACTTTTAATATTAAATAAACGTTTTTTTAACTTCCGGTTTCGATAATTATGTAAATAAGCTGTCCACATGGGCAGCTTATTTTATTTTTCCGCATAGCGTAGGTTATTTTGCAAAATGCTGGTGGTATCCCTATACAGTTACTCATAATTTTCGTACTGTGTAACCCAAAAGAGAAAGTTAAATGAAATCAATGATATCAAGGGATTTAGCGAAGGGGGCAGTTACACACAATATAAGATATGGGTAAGTGGATAAATGATTATGAAAAATGTAATATGTAATTAGATACATACATTTTAGAGTAATGGAGTGGGAGAAATGAATTGGTCTTTAGCGGTAGATGAAGGATTAAAATGGGTTACAAGTTTAGGGGTTTTTACTTTAGGAACTGCATCAATAACAGCAATGATAGGCTTTGTTTTTAAGAATTTGTTTACTCATTTTTTAAGTAAAAAAATTCAAGAAAATCAAACAGCTTTAAATAAACAGATACAAGAAAATCAGTTGATTTTAAATAAACAACTAGAAGAACATAAAACTGTCTTAACAAGACAAATCGATAAGCATAAAACAGAATTACAAAAACTAACAAATAAACATCAGATTATTTTTAATAAGCTACATGAGAATAGAGCTGTGACAATAAAAGATTTATATTCTAAATTCGTTGATTTAGAAAATAAAATGATAAGTTTAACAAAGCTCTTCCAAGCGGCAGGGGAAAAAAGTATGGAGGAAAAAGCGAATGAAGCATCGAGTAGTTATTGGGAGTTTTTAAGCTTTTATAGTGTAAATCGAATTTATTTCAGTGAAGATGTTTGTAAACTGATTGATAAAATAGAAGCTGAGATTAGGGGGACTTTAATTGACACTGGAGTATACGAATTAAATAAGATTAAATCAGGTCCAGGTAATAATGTGAGTCTTGAACAGATGGAAATATGGCGGAAAAATTGGAATCGTATCGAAAAAGATGTTCCAGAATTGAAAACCAGCCTTGAGGAAGAATTCAGAAAATTATTAGGGGTTATTGAAGATTGATACATACGGAAAAGGTGGCAGAGTCGTGACCGCTTTTTGGCAGTAAATGTGCCGGTTGTTTTGGAATTACCGTGTTATATTTGTATTGTGAGTAGTGGCGGAAAACATTACTCGCAAGATTCCAGATAATCGAAAATGGATCGCCATTACCGGTGGCGATGGTTGCAGATTGGATGAATAGTTGTTTCTTGATTTCACATTCAATTGCAATTCACGTTGTGTAAACGGAGAAGGGCTTTTGCTCTTCTTCCAGTTACTTAATATTGTTGGAGCGGATGAATGTAACGACATTAAGTGATTGGAAGAAGAATAAAACTTCATTTACCGTATTTATAGAAGTAACATAAGAAATTGACGAAAGGGCAACTGGTGAACGATTGCTCTTTTTTGTGGTTATTATTGCTTTGTATTGTTTTAAATTGAAAGTAGATGATAAAATTGTGTTAAAACAATATGGGGGATAAATCATGGATAATCCAAATAAAGATAAAACCTGTTTTATTATTACGCCAATAGGTGATGATCAATCTGATATAAGAAGAGCGGCTGATGGGGTAATAGATGCTGTGATTGTTCCAGCGTTATGCGACATGGGATTTGATGAAGAAAATATTAAAGTAGCTCATAGGATGCCAAGTCCTGGTTCAATAAATAAACAAGTTATTTCGAATATTTTAGAATGTGACTTGGCTGTAGCAAATCTTACAAATTTAAATCCAAACGTAATGTATGAACTTGCCATTAGACATGCTGCTAGAAAACCAGTAGTTCAAATTTGTCAAAAGGGTACAAGACTACCATTTGATATTACAGAAGAACGTACTATTTTCTATACTAATGATATGGCTGGAGTAATAGAATTAAATAATAATTTTAAAGATATGGTTCTGGAAGCTATAGGTGATGCAGAACCAGATAATCCTATTTATAGAGTAGTTGAAAGTAATTCAATAATGAAAAATGTTGATGAAACTGATCCATCAAGATATATGTTAAATCGTATAGATTCATTAGAAAATAACTTGTCTGATCTAATCAATACTCTAAATAATAGCAATAGTAATAAAGTTAATAATATACATAATGTACAAGTAGGGAAATCGAGAAAGACTTTCCAATTTAGAATTAAAATTGATAGTTCAATTATTAGCAAGGATGAAGTTTCTAAACTAGTTCACAAGTTTTACGTGGATAATCCCACAACTATTTTTGAACTTGGTATGGAACATAATACAACAACTGGAGTTGCGACTGTAAGTGTGAATACACATGAACAGGATGCAATAACGTTGGTTAGAGATTATTTCCTTGGACAGGAAGGGATTACTAGTTACGGCAAAAAATTTACGTTAACATTATAAGGGTTTAATACCAGATTTTTTTGAAAAGCATTCCTTATGGAGTGCTTTTTATTTTGGAGAAAAATACACAATGGATATTCAAGAGTTATTGATGCAACTCAAAAAAATAGAACGTGAAGTGCTTCGAGTAGAAACAAAGGTAGAAGCACTAACACAAACCTCTATACAAAAAGGCAATATAGTAAAAGTGGTGTATCCGCATTTAGGGATACAATGCGAGTACTTAGTAGAGAAAATCGATAACGGTGTGATGGAATTGGTAGCAAATGAAACAATGAAAAAGATACAGGAGTGATTAAGAATGAAGTTATCTAAACAAGAGCTAGCGGCTATAATGAAACATTGTATATCAACGCTTGGCGAGCAGATTGTTAATGAGCATATTAATCCCCAGAAGTTGGCGCAAGCAAGTGCAATCCATAATGATCTTTTTGATAATACCACTCCTAAAGAACGTAGAGAAGCGACAATCAGTTTACTTGGTAAAGCAATTGACGAGTTTTTAGAGAGAAAGGAGTGAGGAGATGAAAGTTTTTATTGTTTGTGCAGGAACGTTAGGTGAAGCGTTTGCTATGTTTAGTAAAGCTTGTAATGATATGTGCGAACGAATCAAAGAATTCAACGAGTTAGTCAAAGAAGCTTATATGTATGAGGAAGAGCCACAATATAATGAATGCATTAGTTTCCCTTTTAATCCTGTTAAGGTAATGAAATCACAGGTAATAGATCGTAAGCCTAAATGTATTAGAGCGAGGACGGTGTGTTGATATGGGAAAGGAATATTTTAATAAGGCCGTATGTTTAGTGTGTGGTCATCAAGATAGAGTGAATCATCCATCTAAAAAAGAGTATCAGGAAGTAACAGTTTGTCCGAAATGCAACGGTGCTTTTGTAGATGTGTGGAAGTTAGGAGAGTACAAACAATTAGATAATACAAAATCTAATGAAGAACCTTTATTAACAATTACATTAACAGATATAGATGCTAAGCCGATAGTTCATTACAAAGGCAAACAGATTGATAGAAAGATACGTGTTGCATTTGATTGGGGATCACAATCGATTGATAAGATTAATCGGACATACATTCATATTGAATATGTACCATCTGATAATAAGCGTTTCAATACTGAAGTCATTCAACATAATCATCCTATTGCGGGAGAGGAGTGAGGATAGATGTGTGAACATAAGTATCAAGTGCTAGATAGTGAGACTACTTCTTTTTATTCTGATACTAATCGTTATGGTGTAGATGTATCAGCTACTTTCTATTGTGAGAAGTGTCTTGATATTCAACACCGAGAGAAGCGAATTGATACAGGTGTGATTGAGGTAAAGGATAGTGAATGAATACAAGACCAAACAACAGAAGCGTAAGTTCTATGACAGTGGTGAGTGGAAGAGTATACGAGAGCAAGTAAAGAAGCGTGACAAATATGAGTGCCAAGAGTGTAAGCGCAATGGCCGAGTACAAACAGACACGAACGAGTACAGTGAGAGTGCAAAGCGTAAGAAGATACAACTCGTTGTCCATCATATAAAAGAACTTGAACATCATCCTGAGCTTGCATTAGACAAAGACAATCTCGAAACAGTATGTGTGGATTGCCATAATAAAGAACATGGTAGAGTATTCAAAAAGAAAATCAATAAATGGGAACACGATGAAAAGTGGTAAAAAAGAATCAACAATAACAGTCCCCCCTCAAAAAAATCCATCAAAAATTGCTCTAAGGGGCACCGGAGGAGGGGGTTAACTGTCAGGTTTTTTTCGAAATTACGCACGTAAGGGGGGGTGGGTAGATGGCTGTTAGTATTGTAAGGTTAAAAGAACAGCTCATGAATAGTATTGATATTACAGATTTAGTCGAAGTTGAAAAGGTAGAAAGATATATTGATCTTGTCAAAGCGTTTAGAAAAATAAATAAAACTATTAATAAAGAAGGCGAGTCCGTAACAGTAAAAAACGGTTCTCAAGTTTTTGTTAAAGCCCACCCTCTTATAGGTGAGAGGAATAAAATTAACAGTTCTTTAATTGCGTTAGGTAGAGATATAAAGTTTGTTGTTAAGGCTAACATTCCTAATGCGGGTTATAGTGAAAGTGATCTAACATGATTAAGCAAAAGTATGTGGAAGAATACATTGAACTTTATCGAAGTGGAAAAGTAAAGTTCAACAAAGAAAGAGAACTGTTAATAAAATATCTAGAAAAATATGTGTTAAACAAAGACGATTTGTATTTTGATGATGAAATGATTGAGAAATGTATCAACTTCGGTGAGAAGTGGTATTTTCCATTGCAGCCATTTCAAAAATTCTTAATAGCATTCGTCTTTTTATTTTATAAGAAAAATGGACGTGTATTTTATCGTAAATTCCTATGGATGTTAGGTCGTGGCGGTGGTAAAAACGGTCTGATATCAGTAATTGCTCATTTTTTAATCAGTGAATTGCATGGAATACCAGAATACAACATATCTGTTGTTGCGAATAGTGAAGAACAAGCAAAAACAAGTCCTGATGAAGTAAAGAAAACTGTTCGTAGACATGAAACATTAAAAAAGGCTTTTAAAGCAACGGAAACACAAACCACTTCAAAAGCTACTGCAAGTGTACTGAAGTTTAGAACATCAAACGGAGATACAAAAGATGGTTTGCGAGATGGAGCGGTTGTTTTTGACGAAATACATCGATATGAAAGTAATAAAGATGTCCGTGTCCACATCAGCGGCTTGGGGAAAAGGAAAAACCCCCGCGAGTTTTATATTGGTACAGACGGATATGTACGTGATGGTTTCCTAGATAAATTAAAAGAAAAAGCAAGGAAAGTATTAAATGGTGAAGCGCGTCCTAACGCTCTTTTTCCGTTCATTTGTAAATTAAATGATGAAAAAGAAGTCGATAATATCGATGTTTGGGAAATGGCGAATCCTATGCTGTCAAAACCGCTAAGTGAATATGCTGAAGGTTTATTTGAAACGATGAAGGAAGAATATGAGGATTTGGAAGACGATCCTGACAACCGAATCGAATTCATGACAAAACGTATGAATTTACCTGTTTCAGATTTAGAACGCTCGGTTGCGAAATGGGAGGAAATAGTTGCTACAAATCGTCCATTTCCTGATCTATATGGTCGGGAATGTATTGGAGCATTAGACTTTGCAAGTATTAGAGATTTTGCTGCTTGTGGTCTTTTATTTAGAGTAGATGGTGAATATATCTTTAAAACGCATTCCTTTGTTCGTAAAGAGTTCGTTGATATTTACTATGGTTATTCTAAAAAAGCGAATGAGTATAAAAAAGAGAAATTCGCACCAATAAAAGAGTGGAAAGAACAAGGCTTACTAACCGTTGTGGATGAACCAACTATTAATCCTCAGCACATTGTTAATTGGTTTGTTGAAATGCGTGAATCTTATGGATTGAAAAAGATTATTGCTGATAATTTCCGTATGGAGGCAATAAGACCATTATTAGAAGCTGAAGGATTTGAAATAGAAGTTATAAGAAATCCTAGAGCGATTCATAGTTTACTAGCACCTCGTATCGAAATGGCATTTGCAAATAAACAAATTATTTTTGATGATAATCCTATGATGCGTTGGTATACACAAAACGTATTGGTTGTTATAAAAGGTGATGGGAATAAAGTATACGAAAAGAAAGAGCCAGTACGTAGAAAAACTGATGGATTCCAATGTTTTGTACATGCTCTTTATCGAGCTGATGAAATACAAGAATCTACAGATTTTATAATAGGTGATATTAAATTCTAATAAAGGGGGTGATAATCATTGGATGGCTGGATGCAGTATTTAAAAGAAATAGTGAATTAGGATTTATGTTTGATGTGGAAATGTTTATCGATAAGACAAATAGAGTCCACATGAAGCGGTTAGCAATTGATACATGTATTTCTTTTTTAGGAAGAACAATAAGTCAGTCCGAATTTAGAGTGAAAAACGGTGAAGCCTTTGAAAAGAATGAACTTTACTATCGATTAAATGTTAGACCAAATAAGAATATGACAGCAAGTACCTTTTGGGAAAAGTATATGTACAAGCTTATTTATGATAATGAAGCTTTAATTATACAGGCTGATGATGGTGATTTACTTATTGCTGATGATTTTGATCATAACGAATACGCTGTTTTTGAAGATACCTTTACAAATGTCACCGTAAAAGATTATCAGTTTAAGAGAAGTTTTAAGCAAAGTGAAGTTATTCATTTGAAATATCGAAATGACAAATTATCACCGCTTATTGATGGTCTTTTTACTGATTATGGTGATTTATTCGGTAGGATATTAAGCTCACAAAAACGTAAAAATCAAATTCGCGGAACAGTTGATATGGATATGCTTGCTGCAAAAAGTAAAGAGCATCAATCAAAGCTGCAAGAGTTCATTGATAACATGTATAAAGCGATTGGAGAAAAAGACGTTGCTATCATTCCACAACAACCTGGATTCAAATACGCTGAAACATCGGGCGGTGGAAACTCAGGTCAAAGTGTGGATGAAATAAACAAAGTAACAAATGGTTTTTTAAATCAAGTAGCAATGGCTTTTGGTATTCCGACCGCTTTGTTATATGGCGAAATGGCTGATGTAGAGAAGCAGACGAAGAATTACATGCTTTTCACAGTGAAACCTTTATTAAAAAAGATTTCAGATGAAGCAAACGTTAAATTCTTTGAAATGAACGAGTACCTTGAAGGGCAAGAGATTGAAGTTAAAGCTGTATCTTATCAGAACATATTCGACCTTGCGACAAGCATGGATAAACTCATTTCTTCTAGTGCATTTACAGGTAATGAAATGAGATTAGAAGCCGGATATGAAGCTTCTAATGATCCGAACTTGGACAAACATTATATTACGAAGAACTACACTGAAATGAATATAGGTGAAGGAGGTGCGAAAGTAAATGACGGTGAAGCTTGATATTAAAGGTCCAATCATTTCGAGTGATGAAGCTTGGATTTATGAATGGTTTGAAATGGATGCAACAAGTCCAGGTATGGTTGCAAAAGAACTAACAAATGCCAATGGTGATGATTTAATCGTATCAATTAATAGTCCTGGTGGTTATGTACACGAAGGATCAGAGATTTATACAGCATTAAAAAATTATCCGGGCCAGGTTGAAGTTCAAATTGTTGGTTTGGCTGCAAGCGCAGCTTCTGTTATTGCAATGGCTGGTGATAAAGTTCGAATTTCACCAACAGCACAAATTATGATTCACAATGCTTCTATGTGGAACGGTGGAGATCATCGTGATATGGAAAAGGCTGCTGAGATGCTAAAGACGACAGATCGAGCAATTGTAAATGCATATGTCATTAAAAGTGGTAAATCCGAAGAGGAACTACTTAATATGATGGCTGAAGAAACATGGATGGGGCCACAACAAGCATTAGAAAACAACTTTGTGGATGATATCATGTTTATGGATAATCCGGTTAAAATGACTGCTTCAGGTGCCGTTTCTGCTATGATTCCACAGAAAGTAATCGATGGTTTTAGAAACGGAACACTTAATAAAGGGAAAACTGAAGGCATTACAAAAGATGATTTAAATGCTGCATTATCAGGATTAAAAAGTGAAATCCTGAATGATCTACAAACTAATACAGAACCAAAATCAAAAGAGCCGAATCCGAAACCTGTTAAAAACAACGGATTGAATAGGCTCTTTTTAAATTTATAAAAAATGGAGGAAACACATAATGACAATTAAATTCAATAAATCTGAAGCATTTAGCAAGGCCAAAGCAAAATTAACGGATGCTTTAACAAACGCCGAAAGTACAGAACAAGAACAAACATCAGCATTTGAAAATTTCTTTGATGCATTACAAACGGATGTAGCGAACTCAGTTCGTGAGCAAGTAAATAATGATATGCTTGATCGTTCCATTCTGCAGCAACGTGGTCAAAACGTCCTGACTTCGGCAGAAACAAAATTCTTCAATGCGGTTGTACAAGATGGTGGATTCAAAGATGATTCTATTCTTCCTAAAACTACGCAAGAGCGTGTATTTGAAGATTTAGTAACAGAACATCCATTATTAGAAGCTGTAGGGTTACAAGATTTAGGAGCGGTGACGAAGTTTATTTACTCTGATGCAACTAAAGCTTATGTATGGGGTCCTTTATTCGGTGAAATCAAGGGTCAAGTAAATGCGGCATTCCGTGAAGAACAAATTGGCCAACTTAAATTAACTGCATTTGCGGCTATTCCAAATGATATGTTAGATCTTGGGCCGGAATGGGTTGAACGTTATGTTCGAACTTTATTAGTAGAATCTTATTCTGTTGGTTTAGAATACGGTTTTGTTAATGGTACTGGAGTAAATCAACCAATCGGTTTAATGAAAGATTTTAACTCTACTACAAATGCGGTGACAGACAAAAAATCATCCGGTACATTAACATTTGCTCCATCTGAGCATGGTGAAGTAATTGCTGGTGAACTTTATGAAGTAGTAAAAGCTTTATCTGTTGATGGTAAGGGTAAATCCCGCAAAGTATTAAATAAAATTGTGATGGTTGTCAATCCTGTGGATGCAATCGGTGTACAAGCACGTAATACAATTCAAACGGCAACAGGCCAATGGGTAATGGCATTACCTTATAACATTCAAACTGTAGAATCTGAAGAAGTGCCAGTTGGTAAAGCATTATTCTTTGTGAAAGGCCAATACCTTGCTGCAATTGCTGGTGGGTACAAGCTTAAATCGTTTGACCAAACATTAGCGATTGAAGATGCTACGCTTTATACAATCAAACAGTTTGCTAATGGTAAACCAAAAGATAATAAAGCGGCTATTGTATATGATTTAAAGATTTCATTTACACCACCAACACCAGCAACTAAATAAGGAATGATGTGAATGGATAAAGTGATTTCAACTGAAATATTACAACAATTCAAAGATAGGATGCACTTAGGTGATGAGGAAGATGATAACCTAAAGCGCATCCTTTCTACGTCTAACAAGGCATTACTTAGGGTTTGTGGGAATTATGATTTAAATAATGACGAGGTGTTCAAGGAATTAGTCTTTGAACGCTCTCGTTATGTTTACAACGATGCTTTAGAATATTTTGATAAGAATTTTTTAAGTCAAATTAATAGTTTAAGCATCGAAAAAGCTTTAGAAGAAATTAAATTGGACGGTGAGTGATATGCGTCCTTTTCAGTACAAAAAACCACTGAATACAGGTGATTTTAGAAATCGAATAAGCGTTGAACAACCTGTAGTAGTAAAAGATGAATTGAACCAAGTAATCGAAACATCTTGGCAAGAATTAAAAAAATCCTGGTCAATGATAAAAACGGTGAAAGGGTCTGAGTATATTGAAGCTTCAGCTGCACAAGCTACTCGGATTTATCGGTTTGTAATCCCTTATACATCGGGAATTACAGAAGAAATGCGGATTAAAATGAAGAATCGTATCTTTGATATTATCGAACCGCCAATGAATGACGATGAAATGTATCAAACGTTGACCATTATCGCAAAGGAGCATACTTAATATGAATGATTTTGCGAGTGAGCTTGCTAGAGAGTTACAAAGATATGCAAATGTTGTGGAAGAAGAATTGTTAACAGCACAAGAAGAAGTGGCTGATGTTGCTGTTAATAAATTAAAACAAAACAGTCCTAAAAAAACAGGTGCTTATCGTAAAGGATGGCGTAAGAAAAAAGAAGGTAATGGTGTTGTTATCCATAATACTCAAGGACAATTAACACATCTTTTAGAAAAGGGACATGCGAAGGCTGGTGGTGGACGTGTTCCGGCTCAAGTTCATATTCGTCCTGTTGAAGAGTATGTAATTAACGAAGTACCAAGACGGATTGAAAGGGCGCTTGAATAATGACATTAGGTGAATTAACAAAAATTCTTGAAGCTACAGGTTATCCTGTGGCTTATTCTCATTTTACAGCAACGCCAACTAATCCGGTTCCAGCTCCACCTTATATTTGTTTTCTTGTGGACGGATCAGCGAATTTAATGGCTGATAACAAGGTATATCACAAAATAAATGACTTGAACATAGAGCTTTATACAGCTAGAAAAGACTTAGTTGCAGAAGCGAAACTTGAAAAAGTCCTAGACGATCATGAGATTCCTTATGACTCGTATGGAACTTTTATTGAATCTGAGAAATTATTTCAAAAATTATATGAAACGAGGTTGATATAAATGAATGAAAATAAAGTAGCTTTTGGTCTGAAAAATGTCCACTATGCACTCTATGATGTTAAGGACGGTGTAGTTACCTTTAGTACACCGATTCCATTACCGGGCGCAGTTGAATTAACGTTTGATCCACGAGGGGATTTAATTGAATTCTACGCTGATGACATGCTTTATTATGCAGCAAGTAATAACCAAGGTTATGATGGAACGCTATCCATTGCGACTATTCCGGAACAATTTGCAGTCGATGCATTAGGAGAGGAATTAGACGAAGAGGACGGTGTGTTAAACGAATTAGCCGATGCGAAGGGAAAACAATTTGCATTATTATTTGAATTTGATGGTGATGTACGAGCTACGCGCCACGTTATGTTTAACTGTTCAGCAAGTCGTCCAACACTTGCATCTAAAACGAAAACAAATTCAGCGGAGCCAAATACAAATGAACTTAAATTTGTATCAAGCCCTATTGATGTTAATGGAAAACGTATGGTTAAAACGAAAACTACAATTAAATCAAAACAAGAGATTTATGATAATTGGTACAAAAAAGTATATACAAAAGTACCTGCATTACCAAAAGGAGCGTAAGTAGATGGAAAAGACAATTACAATAGACGGAAAACAAGTCAAATTAAAAAGTACAGCAGCAACTGTTAAACGATATAAAGCGCAATTTAGACGTAATTTATTTGCAGATATGATGGGGTTAGGAGCAATTAATGCTTTAACTACGCCAGATGGATCAGAACAACCTATTGATATGTCTAATGTTGATATAAGTAAAGTGGACTTTGAACTTATTTATGACTTGACTTGGTTATTCGCTAAAACGGCTGATTCAAATATTTCTGATCCTATGACGTGGTTGGATGAATTTGAAGAATTCCCAATTGAAGAAATCATGCCAGAAATCATGGAATTAGTTCAAGTCACTATGGGAGCAAAAAAAAAATAACAGGAAATGTTGAAAAGCAAGGGACATTCAGTGATGAAGAATTAACCACTGATTTGTTCCTTGCTCTTTGTTATAAAGCAAAATTAACGTATTGGGATTTAGAAACCATGACCATCGGCGATTGCTTTGATTATATTGCTGAATTTGCTGAAATGGAAAATCCAAATAAAGAAAAAGTAAGAAAAGCGAATCAAAAAGATTACGATTCTTTCTAGGAAATGAGGTGAGAATATGGCAGGAAGAATTAAAGGGATTACGATTGAAATCGAGGGGAATACTCAACCGTTACAAAATGCTTTGAAAGATGTAAATAAACGAAGTAATGATTTAACAAAAGAACTAAAAGATGTTGAACGGTTGCTAAAATTTGACCCCGGGAATATTGAAGCACTTTCTCAAAAACAACAGTTACTTACACAACAAATTGAAAACACCACTCAAAAGCTAGATAAATTGAAAGCAGCGGAACAACAAGTACAAGCTCAGTTTCAAAACGGTAAAATTTCTGAAGAACAGTACCGATCGTTTAGGCGTGAAATTGAATTTACAGAAGGGTCTCTTAATGGTCTTAAAAACAAGCTTGGAAGTATGAAAGCTGAACAAGAAAGTGTAGCTAGTTCCACAAGACAATTAGAAACATTGTTTAGTGCTACAGGGAAAAGCGTTGATGATTTTGCAGGAGCGTTAGGAAATCGTCTTGTGAATGCAATTCGAAATGGAACGGCTACAAGTAAACAGTTAGAGCAATCGATTGGAATTATCGGCCGTGAAGCATTAGGCGCAGGGACGGATATTGATAAATTACAACGTGCTCTTCGATCTGTAGATGCCGGAAATTCGATTCGGCAAGTGCAAAATGAATTAAGGGATTTACAGCAAGAAGCCGGAAGAACGGAGAAGAAGTTTGAAGGGCTAAAAATTGGATTAGAAAATGTTATCGGTGGGTTAGCAGCTGGTGGTGGAATTGCAACCGCAATTGAGAAAGCAATGGATATGTCAAAGTTGAAAACTAAGATTGATATATCATTCGATGTTCCAGAGTCCTCTAAAAAATCAGTGGAAGAAGCAATAAGAGGCGTAACCGCTTATGGGGTGGATGCTGAAGAATCGCTTGCTGGTGTACGTAGACAATGGGCTTTAAATAAAGACATTAGTGATGAAGCGAATGCATCTATAGTAAAGGGAGCAGCAACAATCGCGCAATCCTATGAAGGAATAGATTTTACAGAATTAATTCAAGAAACATACGAAATAGGTAGTGAATTAGGGATAACTCAAGAAAGTGCTCTTGGTATGGTTGATGCGTTGTTAAAAATGGGATTCCCACCAGAGCAACTAGATATCATTGCCGAATACGGAAGTCAGCTAACTCGTGCAGGTTTTAAAGCTGAAGAAGTCCAAGCGATTATGGAAGCGGGGGTTGAAACAGGTAGTTGGAATATCGACAATATGTTAGATGGGCTGAAGGAGGGGAGAATCCAACTAACTGAATTTGCTCAAGGTGCGGATAAAGCTTTAAAAGAAGCACTTGATGGATCAGGCATTGCAACTGAACAAATAGAAAAATGGGGTGCAGCTGTCGCTAAAGGTGGAAGTGACGGTTCGAAAGCTATGGTGGAAGTAGCTAAAGCGATAGAAGGAATAGAAGATCCTGTTAAAAAGAATCAAGTAGGGGTTAAAGTTCTAGCCACTATGTTTGAAGACCAAGGACAAAATTTAACTAATACTTTAATAAGCGCTTCAGAAAAAACAGTAGACTTCCAGAAGAATCAGGATAAATTAAATGAATCCATAAAAAAAATGGATGCAAGTCCAGCAGTTAAGTTTCAAAAAGCAATGCAAGATTTACAAGTTGCACTCAAACCTGTTCTTAGTGTTATAGCTGATGTTATTTCTAAAGTAGCAGAATGGATTTCTAACAATCCTAAATTAGCAGCCACATTAACAGCTGTTGCAATGGCTATTGGTATAATCTCAGGTGCAGTTATGGCACTTGCTCCTATAGTTATGGCGGTCATGAGTCTATTTGAGATTGGAGCGGCCGCTGCACTAGGAATAGTTGCTGTTGTTCCTCTTATCATAGCGGCAATAGTTGCTCTAGGAATTGCTATTTATAAAAATTGGGAGGATATCAAAAAATGGACAATAGAAACATGGAATTCTATTAAGGAATATTTAATAGAACTTTGGAATGGTATAACCCAATCCTGTAGTGAAGCCTGGTCTTCATTTTTAGAAACAATGCATGATTTTTTTGATCCGATAGGTCAATTTTTTAGTGATTTATGGACAGGAATAGGCGAGATATGTAGTAATACATGGAATTCTATCGTTGAATTCTTTTCTGGGGCTTGGTCTTCTTTCACAGAAATGATGCATAGCTTCTTTGATCCAATAGGGGAATTCTTTAGTAATCTATGGTCTGGAATTGTTGAAACAGCATCCTCTTGGTGGTCTTCTTTAGTTACAACAGCTTCAGAACTGTGGGGGACACTAGTACAGGCTTGGCAGGCAACCTGGAATACAATTCTTACTGTATTAGATCCAATTATTTCATTTATGGCCACAATTTTAGAAGCGGGATGGCTACTAATTCAAGCAGGAGCACAAATTGCTTGGGCGGCGATATGTCAATATATTATTCAGCCTATTCAAGAAGCTTACAATTGGGTAAGTGGACAAATCGGTGAGTTAGTTAGCTGGCTTAGTACACAATGGGAAATAGCAAAGGCCGCAGCTCAAATTGGATGGGGTTTATTTAAACAATATATCATTCAACCAGTTCAAGAAACCTGGAATTTAGTGAAAGAAAAGTTCAGCGATTTAGTTTCTTGGTTAAGTTCACAATGGGAGCTGGCTAAGTCTTATACGTTGGCAGGATGGAACCTGGTAAAACAGTATGTTATCCAGCCAGTGCAAGAATTGTGGAATACAACGAAAGAAAAACTTGGAGATTTAGCAAACTGGATATTAGGAAATTGGGAAAAAATAAAATCCTATACACTTTCAGCTTGGAATTTAGTGAAGCAATATGTAGTTCAACCAGCTACAGAGGCTTATAATTCAGCTAAAGAAAAGTTTGAGAGTTTGTATAATTCTGCGCGTGAGAAATTTGATGCTGTAAAGAATGCTGCACAAGAAAAATTTGAAGCAGCGAAAAGATTTATTATGGACCCAATAAGAGATGCGGTTGACGGGGTAAAGGGATTCATCGATAAAATCAAGGGATTCTTTGAAGGTTTAAAGTTGAAAATCCCAAAACCTGAAATGCCACCTCTTCCACACTTTAGCTTACAAACTAGTACGAAAAACGTTTTAGGAAAAGATATTACGTTCCCATCTGGACTCAATATTGATTGGCGTGCAAAAGGTGGTATTTTCACTAAACCAACTATATTTGGTATGAATGGCGGAAACTTGCAAGGTGCTGGTGAAGCTGGGGATGAAGCCGTTTTACCTTTAAACAAAAAGACACTTGGAGCTATTGGTGCTGGAATCGTAGCAGCCATGCCACGAGAACAATTTAGTATGTCAGGAGACATAAATCAATTAATGGGTGATATGAGTCGTATGATGGCTAATTCTATGAGTCAGTTATCAGGCTTAAAGAGCGTTATGAGTGGCGTATATGGAAGTATGTCAAATAGTAGACAAGCAATGACAGCTAGTGCCGCAAATCAAGTGTTTAATTATTCGTCAGGATCATCTGGCGGTAATGGAGTAATTCCGATGCTCGGAGGAGATTTAGTGGTTGAAGTACCTGTTAGTTTAGAAGGACGAGACGTGGCACGTGGTACTTATAGATATACAACTGAATATCAAGAAAGAGAAGCACAGAGAGATTCAGACTTTTAAGTTTGAGTCTCTTTTATTTTTAAACGAAATGAGGTGTCAAAATGAGCTCTTTTGCATTTAACAAAATACGTAAAGACTTTATTCAAATAGAAAATGGATGGAAAAGACCTGCATGGGCTCCGTTAAAACGGAATTTTTTAAGTGTACCTGGTTATCCAGGTGCAAGGTTATTAAGTACAGATACCGAAATGCGTGTTTTACCTGTTCCGGTTGGAATCATAGTTCCGGATGGGGCAGATTTAGAAACATTAAAAGAAGAAATAGCAGCCTGGTTAATTACAGAAAAACCTGTTGAATTAGTCTTTGACGTAACACCTGATAGGACATATATGGCTGTTATTGATGAGGATTTTGATCCTGAAGAGTTTGTTACCTTAGGTAAAGGGACTTTAAAATTCGTTTGTCCAATGCCATATAAATTAGGGAACGTACAGACTCATACATTTAAGCGAGAAGCAACTGCGGAAATTACATCCTATTTCACGAATAAAGGAAGCGTAGACGCTCCACCACTGATTGAAATAGATATAACAAAACCAAGCACGTTCTTAAGTGTATGGTTCGGGGCATATCCAAATGAACGAAATTACTTCCAACTTGGCTATCCATTAACGATACGAGAACCAACTATACAAGAACGAGAACGCGTTCTTTGGGATGATATGTCTACCACTATAGGGTGGACTCCTGTTACTGGCGTTTTTGATGACATGAAAGGAACAGGGGAACTGAAAGTCAAGGATGGTACAGCTATTCATTGTCCGTATTACGGTGAAGAAGGAACAAAAGGGTTTCACGGAGGGATTGTAAAGAAAAGTATACCTGGTGGACCGATTCAAGATTTTGAAGTGGAAGCTAGGGTACATTTACAGTCTAAAAATATAGATCAAATGGGGCGTGTGGAGGTTCTTCTTTTGGATGAGTCTAGTAATATTGTTGCTCGTATGAATATGAATGATTTATATTGGGATGCTGAGATTACAAAAGCACACATGCGAATTGGTAATCAAGGAACTCCGAATAGTTCTCGTATATTAGTTGATACAAGTGGGACACATCCTAATACATTTAATAATTTTTATGGGAAATTGCGTATTGCAAGAAGAGGGAATGAATGGTCTGTTTATGTAGCTCGTTTCAGAGATGGTACGGAAATAGATGATGCTTCATTAGTTGAACGTTGGATTGATACGGGTGCAGGTAATAATCAAAATCCGATGACAAATCGAAAAGTTGCCCAGGTTATGCTTGCGATTTGTCGTTGGGATAGGAATACACCTGTTTATACCATGCAAATAGATGATTTAAAAATTTGGAAACTTAACAAAGTCCCATCTAATATGAAACCATTTATAGTCGATGTGGGCGATAAAGTTATTATTGATACAGAAAGAAGTCTTGTCACAATCAATGGGGAAGATGCAATTAACTTAAAAGAACTGTTAAGTGATTTCCCTAAAGTGATACGTGGTGAAAATCGTATTGATATTATGCCACCAGATGTGAAAGCAACTGTATCGTTTAGGGAGAGATTTAGATGAGAACACCAATTGGAATATTACATGTTGTTGATTCACAAACAGATCAAATCATAGGAGCTATTCAACCAAAAGATTATTGGAATGATAACCGACATTGGGAAATTAAAAACAATGTTGATAAGCTAGATTTCACCGTTTTTGACGGTACAAAAGAAGCCGCAACTCTTACGCAGCAAAATTTAGTATTAAAAGAAGTGCGTGATGGTCGTATTGTTCCTTATACAATCACTGAAACAGAAAAAGACTCTACTAATAGATCACTTACAACCTATGCATCTGGTGAATGGATTTTACTTGGAAAAGCGAATTATATTGACCCGCAAAAGTTTGAAGGAAAAACAGTAGCTGAGTATGTAGATATAGCTCTTTTAGGGACAAAGTGGAAAAAAGGGAATATTCCTTATGAAAGTTTCCGTTCCATGACCATTGACGAATTTATTGATCCATTGAGCTTTCTAAAAAAGATTGCTTCTTTATTTGAGTTAGAAATTCAATATCGAATTGAGGTTGTGGGCAATCGTATCGAACGTTATGTTGATATGATGAAAAAACGTGGACAAGATACAGGGAAAACGATTGAATTAGGCAAAGACTTAATCGGAATTAAAAGAATTGAGAACTCACAAAATATCTGTACAGCCTTAATTGGGTTTGTGAAGGGTGAAGGCGATAACGTAATTACGATAGAGAAGATTAATAATGGACTTCCGTATATTACAGACTCTGATGCTTTTCAACGTTGGAATGAAAAGGGTCAACATAAATTTGGATTTTATAGTCCAGAAACAGAAGAGCAAAACATGTCTCCCGAACGCCTAAAAACTTTAATGGAAATAGAAATGAAGAAACGTAGATACGCATCTGTTTCCTATGAAGTAGAAGCGGCATCAATAGGGCGGATATTTGGACTAGCACATGAATTAATTAATGAGGGCGATACAATCCGGATTAAAGATACTGGATTCACACCTAAGCTTTATCTAGAAGCGAGAGCAATTGCTGGGGATGAATCATATAAGAATCCTATGCAAGATAAATATGTGTATGGGAATTATCGAGAGATTGTTGATCCTAACGAAGAACTACGGAAGATTTATAATCAAATTCTTAGTTCACTGGGTAGTAAACAAGAAATGTTAGATCGGCTAGACAAACTGGTAAAAGAGAATGGGAAAACAATTGAAACCATACGTGAAGAATCTAAGGTGGTTAAAGAGTTAGCAGAAAAAGTTCAAGAAAACCTAAAAAATAATACGGTAAATATTATTGAATCTAAAAATCCACCGACTGATAACCTTATATTGGGTAAGACGTTATGGCGAGATATTAGTAACGGTAAACCTGGTATTTTAAAAGTGTGGAACGGTAAAGGGTGGGAGCTTCTTATTCCTGATGTAGAATCCGTTAAAAAAGATACCCTGGATCAAGTGAATAAAGATATTGCAGCCACAAAAAAAGAATTAAATCAAAAAGTGGAAGATGCTCAAAAAGAAGTGTCAGGGCAATATAGCAAAGTAACGGAGAACCTTCAAGAAGTCACGAGAACTATTTCTACTGTGAAAAATGAACAGGGTGAAATAGATAAAAAAGTTACTAGTATGCAGCAGACCAACGAAGGTTTCACTAAAAGTATTGAAGTATTAACGAAAAAAAACGGTGAAATCACTGAAAAGTTAAATACAGTAGAAGAAAATGCAGATGGTACAAAAAAGACGCTTATTAAAGTACAAGAAACAACAAATGAGTTAACTGAAAAAACAACTGAAATTAAAGAGCAAGCAGGGAAGATTAGTGAAAAGCTAGAGAGTGTAGAAACGAAAATTGCTAATGCTAAAATAGGTGGGCGTAACGTTGTAGTAGGTACAACTATTCCGGCTGTTATGGCTGGTACTAATATTAATAACCAAACAGCAACTATTTACAGATTTGCAGCAGGTGATTCCCGCGACATTATGGACGGCAAGGAGTTTATGGTGTCCTTTGACTGGGAAGTTATCGGTAATGCACCAGCGGGTAAGATGTACATGCAGGGAAGTAATCCCTATCCAGGGTTTACAGGTGCTGTTACCTTTAGTTCTACGAATCAAAAGGGTAGATATTCCCGCGTTGCTTCAATCCCTACAGGTACAGCAGCGTTTCTTGGTGTAAACATGCGTTGTGATGGTTTGGTAGGTACTCTGAAAATTAGTAATTTCCAAATAGAAATAGGTAATAAAGCAACTGAATGGACACCAGCACCAGAAGACCAAGTAACAACTGATGAATTCACTAAGAAAACAAATGAGATTATCAAAAGTGTGGAAGGTACTACAGAAACTATTAAAAAAGTAGAAAAGACACAAGATGATTTCAGTGAACGTGTTAACACTGTAGAAAAGACAGCAAATGGAACAACCCAAAGTGTTTCGAAATTACAAGAGATTCAAACTCAGCAAGGAAAGACAATTAGTGAGGCTACTACAGCGATAGGTCAACATAGCGAAGCATTGAAGTTAACGATGAAAAAGAAAGATGTTGAGGATTATGTAGGTGGTTTAGGTACTGTAAATGAGTTGCGTGATGCTGATTTTAAGTTAGGACAAAAATACTGGTTTTGGAATAATGATAATGGGGCTGTTGGTTCTGTCGATACAAATCTGAAATACAAAGGTATGAATACATTCTCAATTACCGTTACTGGGCAGACTCAAGATCGTTGGTGGGGGCTAACAAGTCAATTCATTGAGTGTCAAGTTAATGAGGAATTTGTTGCATCAGGTTATTTCAATACTGACGGGAAAACACCTATTGATAGTGGCGGTGCATTTATTGAAATTGAATGGTGGTCTTCTGACAAAAAAACTCGTATTAAAACAACTAGAACTAATGTCAAGGTTGTAAATAATACGTGGATTCGTGCTGTATGTACAGACAAAGCACCTGCTAATGCATCGTTTGTGAGATGGCGTTATTACGTTACAAGAAATGGACGTTTGTGGTGTGCTGCACCTATGTTGCAACGTGGCACTATAGCAAGTGAATTTTGGTTACATCCGAAAGATCAAAATGATGTTGATAAAATGATGGAAGATATCGCTAATAGAGTAGCTACTGAGAAATACAATCAAAAAGTTACAGAGTTAGAAAGAAGCATCACAGCAAATGGAGAAGGCGTTTCAATTATCTCCAAAAAACACGAAACCTTTATAAATGAGACTTATGCCGCTTATGTAAAAGACACAGGATCTAAGTTACAGGTGTTAGATAAAGGAATTCTTGCGGAAGTTAAAAACGGTAATATCATTGCAGCTATTAATTTTTCATCGGAAAAATTAGTAATTGATGTTTCAAAGGTAAATATTAATGCCGATACAATGGTGAAATGGTTAACTGCAAAAGGTATTGATACGAATGTCATAAACGTTAATGGTGATAAAATTACCATTGATAAAAATGGTGTAACTGTTAAAATGCTAGACTTCCTATTCCAAGACGAATGGGGAACAAAAACAACTGCGGTATCAAGAAGAAACCTAATAGCAGATTCCGATTTTTCTAGTGTTGGAAAGAAAAATATAGGAAATGCAGATTACTATGGGTTTGAAGGTGGATATGGTTTAACTTGGAAGTCGCAGGGCAATGTAGTGATAGAAAAAAATACATCTGTATTTGATTACGAACAAATGGTTAATGCGGCAAGGGTAGATATGTACAACTATCCAGAAGCAGTGGTTAACAATGGGATACATCCAGGAAACGAGTATACATTATCTGCACATTTTAGAGCATCTATGATAAATGGTGTACGTAAGACAGCGAAACCTCGCTTGCACGTATGTTGTGTGAAGTTTAGGGACAATGTTTCCTATGACATATGGAATGAACAAAAAATGGATTTTCCTGAGCCATCTATATTCTATGGAGAAATCAGAAGATACTCATTTACATTCAAAGTACCAACAAACTATAAACCACAAGAACATGCATTGATTATTAAAGTCTGTTCTGCAAATGGACAAATAACTGGTGCACAAACAGCGGTTTGTGTTTCAGGTGTAACACTATACAGCGGTAAATATGCATCTATGTATAACTGGGATCGTGCAGCAGCAGAAAGAGCCGCTGGTCTTCAACCATTTAATACAATTGCTGTAGGTAGTGTAAATAACAACATAGGTCCAGCATCTGATGGACAAACGTTTGATATATCAACAGAAAAAGATGTTAAGTTTTTTACTAATATACGAGCTGTACAAGGTGTAAATCTTGGTGGGAATGCATTTCAAGGCTGGGGGCATATTCGTTTTACAGACGGTAATCTCGGTCCGGGTTTTTATGTGAGCAGTGCGAATGGTTGGAAATTCAATGCCCTTGGATAAAAAAGGAGAGATATAGATGAATAAGTATGATATTCAAATGATGCCACTTCAAGCAGGTGAAAGCTTTCCTTTTATGGGGAGGCTGGTAGATGCAACAAGAACTGATACAGGAATTTCAGTCCAAATACCTGCTGATATGTTAAATAATGCAGGGATTCCCAAAGGTAGTAGCAAGGTTGAAGTATGGAGAGAGATGGATGGAACAATAAAGTTTCGAATTGCTACGTTGTGTGAAATATGTAAACGTGGAGCACGTCTATATGAATTGGATATGGGATTTGCGAAAAAGAATATTTGTTTGGATTGTTATACATCGCTAACGGGTAATTATCCGTCGCAAGAACTGCCAACAATAAATGAAAATACACCACAAACAGAGCAGGAGCAGCAATAG